AGAACGTGCCGCAGGTGAAACCATTAGTGCTGTCAACGCTGGCGTGGCTGTAAACAAACTGCTTCAGATCAGTTGCGGTGCGGCGTACACCGACGACAAGGAGGTGGTGGAATTCGATGCAAGTCCACGGCTTGCGGTATTAGAGGAAATACTAGAGGAAACCAGTCGCAAGGTCATCATCTTCGCGCTGTTCCGTAGTAGCATTGACACCATCTCGACGTACTTGACCAAGCGTGGTTTCAACGTGGCGCAGATTCACGGCGACGTGAGCGCCACCAAGCGCGGACAGATCATCAACGACTTCCAGACAACCGACCTTGTTCGCGTGCTGGTCATGCAACCCCAAGCTACGGCACACGGGATCACGCTGACAGCGGCGGACACTGTTGTCTTTTACGGTCCAATGATGTCTGTGGAACTCTACAAGCAAGCTATTGCGCGTGCTGACCGCAAGGGACAAACGTCAGACAAAGTCACCGTGGTGCACATCGAGTCAAGCCCGTTGGAGAAGAAACTGTTCAAGGCTATGAACAGCAAAGTCAGCGACCACGCGCTACTCGTTGGCATGTACGACAGCGAAATAAAAAATTCTTGAAAGGAGTATTGCAAAAGCAAAGAACCCGTGTATGATGTCAAACACTTAACAATAACGGAGAAGCAAAATGAGTGACGTAGATGATGAGGCATCGCCTCCACAAGCCAATGAACTGGCTCAAGTACCACTGGTAAAACTGGCGCGTGTGTATCGCAAGATGCAGGCACGTGTGCAGGAGTTGACCAAGGCGTACGAGACAGAGGTCGAGGCCATCAAGGCCCAGCAAGACCAACTCAAGACCGCGATGAAAGATCAGATGCTTGCGTCTGGTATGAAGTCCGTCAACACCGAGGCAGGTACTGTTGTGTTGTCAACCAGCACGCGTTACAGCACCACCGACTGGGACTCGTTCAAAGAGTTCATCAAGCAACACGATGCCATCGACCTGTTAGAGAAGCGCATTGCGCAGAAGAACATGTCGATGTTCCTCGAAGAAAATCCCGGCGTCTTGCCGGAAGGGTTGAACTCCTTCACGGAGTACAACATCAGCGTTCGTAAACCAACCAAGTGAGGTAAAAAACTATGAGTAATGTAGCTTTGTTCGGCGGGTCCAATGTCCCCGCATTCGTCAAGTCGCGCGGCGAGTTGTCCGCAGTTGCCAAGGCCCTGGCCGGTGGCGGTGGTGCCGCAGGTGGCAAGCGTATCTCCATCAAGGGCGGCGTGTTCCGTCTGATGTCCTCAGGCAAGGAAGTTGCCGCGATCGATGAGCGCTACCTCGATGTGGTGATTGTGAACGCCGCGCCCAAAGTGTCGCGCACCTTCTACATGGCGTCGTACGATGCTGACAAGGTGTCTGCCCCTGATTGCTGGTCTGCCGATGGCGTGACCCCCGCCGCTGACGCTAACAACAAGCAGAGCGACAAGTGTGACACCTGCCCCCAGAACATCCAGGGTTCGGGCAACGGCAATAGCCGCGCATGCCGTTACAGCCAGCGTATGGCTGTGGTCCTGGCCAACGACATCGAGGGTGACGTGCTCCAGCTGACGCTCCCCGCAACTTCTATCTTCGGCAAAGAAGATGGTGAGAACCGCCCCCTGCAAGCGTACGCCCGTTGGTTGTCTGCCCAGAACGTGGATCCGAGCGAGGTTGTGACCCGCATGAAGTTCGACACCAAGTCGGAGGCGCCCAAGCTGTTCTTCAAGCCGATGCGCTGGTTGACGGACGACGAGTTCCCCGTGGTGAAGAAGCAAGGTGCAAGCGATGACGCCATCAAGGCGATCACGATGACGGTGGCCAAGCAAGACGGCGTGGTGTCTAAGCCTGTTGAGGAAACCATTGGTGGTAAGCGCCCTGCCAAGGCCGCGCCGGTAGCGCAGGATGAGGACGACGAGCCGCCAGCACCCGCACCTAAGGCCAAGAAAGCCAAGCCCGTTGCCGAGGACGATGGTGACGAGCCCGTGGTGCGCAAGGAGGAGAAGAAGCCCAACGCTGTACCGGCCAAGAAGTCCAGCCTCGTCGACATGATCGACGACTGGGACGAGCAAGAGTAAGGAGGATGGGGCCTCGGCCCCCGCATCATGCCCTACTCAACCAAAGTAATAGACACGGTCAAGCGTGCACCCAAAACGCTGGGTAACCAGCTGGGGCGCTGGGCCGTCCATCTGGACTTCTCTGCCATTCGTATAGCCAAAGCCACTGGCGCATCGCGTCAGTCGGTTTACAACTGGTTCAACGGCGGCGAGGTTTTTGTGGCGTACCGCCCTGCGGTAGAAGCCCTACTCAAAATCCTTCAATCATCAAGTACAGCCGACGAGGCTTGGAGAAAAACATGCAAGGCATTCGACCTCAACAACTAAGCGACGAAGAGTTCCTCAAGTATGCGTACCTCCAGGGCTACGGCAATCTTGACGAGGACTGGACCTACGAACTGCTCAAGCGCCTTGAGCGCCTGATCAAAGAAAAAGACGAGCACCAGTACAACAACCCCTGACCCAAGGATAGCTATGACACCCGCTGAGTTTCTAGCGGTGGTTTTGCCGTCCCCGGGTTTCGGGGTGTATTGCGCGGTAGAACTCACAAACAAAAAGGAGCACTTCTACACCGAGTCCATCGCGGACTTGGTGCTGAAGATTGATGAATGGCACAACAAGAAACATGAGACGTACTTTGCACTTGCCGCATTTGACGAGAAGCGAGCCGCTGAAAAAGCCACGTACCTCCGGTCGTTCTTTGTCGACCTCGACGGGTACGAAACCAAACGAGATGCTGCGGTGGCGCTGGATGGTTTTCTGCAAGCAACAGGCTTGGGTAACCTTGGCAACCCGTGGGTGGTTGACTCAGGCGGTGGGCTCCACGCCTACTGGCCGCTGAACGAGGACATCCCTGCGGCTATTTGGAAACCTGTTGCTGAGAACCTGAAGCGGCTGGCCAAGCAGTTTCAGTTCCGTATTGACATGACGGTGACGGCTGACACAGCCCGAATCCTGCGTTGCCCCGGAACCAGTAACTTCAAGGCGAAGTACGCTACGCCGCGCCCGGTCCGCCTGGTGCAAGAGGGCGACATCTTTGACCTGGCCAGCTTCTCGACCTGCATCTACGACCACGTGGAGGCACCGTATGAGGCACCAGCACCAAAGCTAGAGCTGCCTGGTAGTCGCCCCAAGGGGCTGAAAGACGCTGCCCAGGTCAAGCTGATGGAGAACAGCGTCACCCTGTTTGCCAATCTGGCACCGCACTGCGCCCAGGTAGCAGACTATGAGGCCAACGCCCAGGAGGACGGCAAAGAACCGATCTGGCGTGGGTTGCTGTCGTGGACCAAGGTCTGCCAGGACGGCGACGAGGAAGGGTTGCGGCTGAGCAAACTGCACCCGTACCCCGAGAGCCGCATGCGGGAGAAGCTGGCTGAGATCAAAGGGCCGTACCCCTGTACCAAGATGGACAGCGAGAACCCGGGCATCTGCCACAAGTGTCCGCACTGGGGCAAGGTAACTAATCCTTTAGTACTAGGCCGGGAGATCAAGACCGACAACGCCCCCAAGGTAATTGAGCTGAAGCCGGTACGGGAAGAAGCGCCCAGCGATTGGGACGATACCCAGTTGGACATTGAGGAGAACTATGACCCGGAGGAGCCCGAGGAGGCCCCAGAAGGCGTCGTTCGACCGCCCCCGCCACGTGGGTATGACTACGGGCAAAACGGCGGCGTGTACGTCACTTTGACCGAAGAGGACGACGAGGGCAAGAAAGTCAAGCGCAGTATCCAGCTGGTTCCGTACGATCTGTTTGTGGTTGACATCCTGCACACGGAGGAGGATCACCTGGTTCACATGGCGGCGGTGCGCCCGAACGGGGTCCAGACTCTGAACTTCCCCCAGAAGTCGATCATCAGCAAAGACGAGACGCTCAAGTGGCTGGCCAGCAACAACATCATGGCTACGTTCAGCGGCCATGACAAGAACTTGTACAACTACATCCGGGCCTGCGTGGGGGAGGCAAGTCAGAACAAGCGCCCACTCACTGTCCCAACCCAGTGCGGCTGGCAGGCAGACGGGTCGTTTGTCTACAACTACCGGGTGTTCTCGCCTGACGGGCGGGAGACGCGGGTGCCGATGCCAGGCCTGGAGAACATCAACCGGAACACTTCGTCGCGCGGCAACCTCAAGGCGTGGCAGAAGCTGTGGAGGACCATCTTCGTGGACAAGCCCGGCATGGAGACGGCGCTGTCTCTGGCGATCTCCAGCTTCGGTGCGTCACTCATGAAGTTCACCGAGTACGAGGGCTTTATCTGGCACATTGGTTCTCAGTGGTCAGGCACTGGTAAGTCTTTGGTACTCAGTGCACAGGCTGGCGTGTGGGGTCACCCCCTGCGCTACCGGACCGGCAAAGGCACATCCCCGGTGGCCATGCAACAGCGTGCTGGTCTTTTAAACAGTATGCCGCTTCTGGTCGACGAGATCACCGCTACCCAGCGAGCCAACATGGAGTGGGCGCCATCGTTCATCTTTGACTTTGCGGAAGGCCAGGGCAAGGAGCGCATGGAGTCCGGGTCCAACAAGGAGCGTATCAACAACAGCGTCTGGTCTACCCAGGGTACGCTGACCGCCAACATCAAGCTGACCGACTACATGGCAGGGGCCCGGGCACACTCGTCTAACGGCGAGTTGCTACGCATGCTGGAGTGGAGCCCCCATGACAAGTTGATCTGGACGCCCGAGGAGCGCAGGGTGGTGATGGACATTAAACACCACTACGGGGTGGCTGGCGAAGCCTGGGTGCGCTGGATCGTTCGCAACACGGACAAGGTCAAGGACGTTATGGGGCAGGTGCACAAGCACTTGCGCAAGGTCATGAACTTCACGGACGACGAGCGTTACTGGCATGCGGGGTGTACCACCACGGTGTCGGCGGCTATCCTGTTGCGTAGCGAGTACTCTGGCATCCTGGACGTGGAGATCAACAAGGTCATCGCCGCCTTGAAGAAGCTGGTCGACAACGCCCGGGGCGTGATGCGTGCAAGCGTGCGGACTGCCGAGGACGTGCTGAACTCCTACATCGAGAACTTCTACGGCAACTTTGTCGTCCTCAAGAAAGAGGAGGATGGGCGCGTACTGTCTAAATGGACGGGTGA